ATATGAGAAGATTGTAGACGATACTAATGTGTTAAATACTGATCCGGCAAGAAACAAAATGATTGTTTCACACGTTATAGGGAAAGTGTACAGTGATGTATTAATTCAGTGTTTATTAGATTATGGTGAACCAGCAGGGCAAACCGCATTTGATAATGGAACTCAATTAGAATCGACATACACTTTTGACGAAATAGGTATTTTAGCTGACTATGGAACTGATACAGCAGGTAACGACCAAACTAGACTGCTTACCCATGTTATTTTTCACCCAGTTCAGAAAAGCTTAAACAGACAAATCCAGATTGACTATACAATCCGAATTCAAAGTTTAACAAACCTCAATACCATATAAGATAAATACTTAAAATTTAGGAAAACGGAGCAAAACAATGGCATATACAATTATTAGAAGTGATGGTAACGTACTGACAACAATACAGGATGGTACCATCAATACCACAAGCACAAGTCTAGGGTTACCTGGAAGAAATAAATCTAGTTATGGACAAGTTTTAGATACAAACTTTGTAAGACAATTAGAAAGTTATGCGAGTGCTAGCCCACCTCCTAATCCTCTTAGAGGGCAACTTTGGTTTAATACTACAACAAATACACTGTGCGTATGCCCAGTTGACGGCACGCTAGTTGCAAGTAATTGGTTGACACTAACTTCTACAACTGCAGCAGGTAATGCTACATTAGCTAACATAAATGCAACAGGAAATATAATTGCTAACAATATTACTTCTAATAATTATTTGACTGTTGGAATTTTAACTACAACGGCCAATGCTAATGTAACTGGTAATTTATATGCAGCAAACGCTAATTTGGTTGTAGCAAGAATAGGATCACTAAATCCGTGTACTTCAATCTCAACTGGAGACCCCACTACAGGAGGAACGATGGTCGGAACATGGACCATGCAAGGAAATTCTTCAGGATTGGCTTGGAATATTCAAACTGGCAACATAAAATTTCCGTCAGCAGTTGGTAATGCGAGTCTTGCTTACGGGATCATGTGCGACAACTATATGTACGCAAATGGACAATCATTTCAGCCAGCTGGCACATATACTAATGCAAACGTTTTTAATTATCTAACAGGATCAAACGGAGTATCACAATTCACTGGGAATATTAAACCTACTAAAGTAGAAACAACGGAACTAGCAGGTGGTGGAAATATTACAGGTTTATGGGCGTTAGGTCCAGGAGCTAGATTAGAAGCAACATATGCTGACTTAGCAGAGCGTTTTGAATCTGATCAACCTTACGAAGCAGGAACTGTAGTTGAATTAGGAGGTGTTGCTGAAATTACTGCTGTTATTGATGAATTGAGTAATAACGTGTTTGGAGTAATAAGCACCTCTGCTGCGTATATGATGAATAGTAGAGCAGGATCAGACAATACTCATCCAGCTGTTGCTATTAGCGGGCGTGTTCCTGTAAAAGTAAAAGGCAAAGTTAAAAAGGGTGACCGTCTAGTCAGTGCTGGCAAAGGCATTGCAAGAGCAGCAAAAGACGGAGAAGCATCATCTTTTAATGTCATTGGTAGAAGTCTTACAACAAAAACCACTGATGATATAGGTGAGGTTACTGCTATTGTCATAATTAAATAAGGAGATAATTATGACTTATCAACAGTATGGACTAATACAAGCTTCAGATTTTAACGATTTAGTAGGACCATCTACAACCGCAATCGCAAATACTTTAAATGCAGTGCTTGCAACCGGTAATGGACGCGGAGGAGTTGGTCAAGGTGCTGTGGGTCAAGTACCGGTACAAAATGTCAACACGATTACAAAAGTTGGTCCTGATGATTGGAATAATCTTAGAAATAATATTATTGCTTTAGCTAATCATCAAGGTAGCACAGTTACAGAAATGCCTACAGCAGCACAATACGAGCTTATTTCTGCCTCAATGACAACAGGAGCTAATCCTGTATCAATTTTTGCAAACAATTTAAAAACAATTTATACAAACAGAAATAATATTGCTGCTCAAGGAACCTCATCAACCACTACTACTGCAAGGGCTACTTCTTGGACGAACGCAATTACATTTACACATACAATTACTTTTCAAAACGGTAATGCAGCAAGGTACTTTTTTAATGCAGGCGGGCAAATTGCACTGACTTTTTCTCATCCAACCGGCACCAATGTAAATGATTTATGGAACAAACTAGCAGCAGCATGTGGCACAATTGTCATAAGTAGCACTAATTCAGGCACAGTGACTATTGCTGAGGTTGTATACGATGGTGTAACTAAAGTTGGTGGTTCAGGTACACCAACGACCTTAGCTAAAGACAAAGGTTATTATGGATTAACGTCAACGGATCAAGAAATTTTTAAACAAACAGCTACAGTTGGGCCTGCAGGTTATTTGTCAAGTCTTATAAGTGTTAAAGTAAAAACAAATGGAACACAGGGAACGAACGGAGATATAGGTAGTATTATAACTATTACAACTTTATGGGATGAAATTCCAAACGGCGGAGGCACTACCAAAGGAACAGCAGGGACTAATTCAACAGTAACCCTCTCATTAAGACCTCCCGGCACATCATATATCAATAACACCTGGGGTACTGTAAACGTGACAGGAAGCGTTACAGGAAGTTAATTTTCTTTGTCCAATCTGCGTTCTAAATATTTAAATGAACGTAGATTTATTAAAAACTCAAGTAAAGGCTAGGTTTGATCATAATCTAGCTAAACATTACCTTAAAGAAAAATATCAAAGTAAACTTATTTTTGCTAACCAAGGGGGACTTTGGAAAGCTGATCAACCACTACTATCATTATTGGTTTCGGGAGCATCAAAAAAATTTATTTTGTTAGATTTGAATGAGAACCCAGTCAAAGTTGACAGAGCCGAATTATTTCAAAAAGCACTTGATATCTACTACGAAGTTATGGAAGAATGGCATCAAGAATGGGAAGAACTAAGAAATAAACGATGAAAGGTGTCCTACTTTTTGCATTTAACAATAATGAAGTTGATTATGTTAAAATGGCTCACATTACTGCTAATAGAGCAAACAGGTTCTTAGGATTACCCTGCACTTTAGTAACAGATCAACCAACTGACTTAAAATTTGATAATATAGTTTATTTTAATAAAGATGATACTAACTCCAAACATAATAAAGTTTGGTATAACAAAGGTAGATATCACGCATATGAGTTAAGTCCATATGATGAGACTTTATTGTTAGATGTTGATTATGTAATTAACTCAAATAAATTAAATAATGTGTTTTCTTTTTATGAAGATTATTGCATACATAATACGACAGGCTTTTTGATGTATCCTAATGAACCACAAGAATTTATAAGTCCTACAGGATTTAACACTTTGTGGGCAACAGTGTTCTTTTTTAGAAAAACACAAAGAGTAAAATTATTTTTTGAATGTGTTAAAATGGTTCAAGAAAATTATAAACATTACATAGATTTACATGGAATGTGGTCTACGACTTATAGAAATGATCATGCGTTCGCTATTGCAAATAGAATATTAAATGGTCATATAGAAAATAAAAAACATTTTATTCCGTGGAATTTAATTCATGTTAGTGAAAGAACTAAGATTGAAAGATTGACTGAAACAGAATACAAAGTTATTCTGGATCAAGAGAAACCTAAATACATAATCGTAAAAGATTTAGATTTTCACATGTTGGATAAAAATAATTTTATGGAGATTTTTAATGAATGAAGGATTTGTGGTTTTGGCACAAAATACTAAATCTGTTGACTATGTTAAGTGTGCTGAAATGTTAGCTTATAGTGTTAAAAAAGTTATGCCAAATGCTAGTATTTCTTTAATATCAGATGATGTAGAGCATAGTAAATATTTTGATTATGTTATTGCTCTACCTTACGGTGATCTTGCGCCTAATAGTGATTGGAAATTAGTTAATGATTGGCAAGTATATGAGGCTAGTCCTTACAAATATACAATTAAACTTGAAGCAGATATGTTTATTCCTGTAAACATAGATTATTGGTGGCGAGTTTTAAAAAATAGAGAACTAGTAGTATGCTCTAGTATAAGAAATTACAAAGGTGACATATCATCGAATAGATTCTACAGAGCATTTATTGATAATAATCAACTACCTGATGTATATAATGCAATTACATATTTTAAAAAATGTGATTTTTCTGAAATGTTTTTTAAATCAATAAAAACTATTTTTGAAAATTGGGATGATTTTAAACAGGTTCTTAAATGTGACCCTAATGAACTAGTTACTACTGACTGGGCATATGCTATTGCATGTAACATATATGGAATAGAAAAAACTACTATGCCAAATTGGTCTGGTATGAGTATGGTACACATGAAACAATTTATAAACGACTTAAAAACAGAAGATTGGACTAAAGAATTAGTTTATGAAATCTCTAAAAAAAGTTTAAGAGTTAATACCTTTACACAAGTATATCCGTTTCATTATCATGTCAAAACTTTTTCTGAAAAACTAGAACATGAATTCGCTTGAATATAGACTTTATTACGATGAACACGGAAAGGTTCTTTTTTACACCTGTGAAAAACCAGAAGGAAATTATATTGTAATAGATCAGCAGACATACGCAGAAGGTAGAAGTGATATAAAAGTAGTTGAAGGTAAAATAGTAAAAATTTTTAAAAAGTCACTTATTTCAAAATTAGTAGTTTCAGAAGAAGGTACTAGTTGTAGTACAGAGGACGTTAGTATTATTTCAACTGAACCAAATTCAAAAAAATGGAAATTAAAATTATATGAAGATTGATATTGCAGACCTAGATTGTATTTACCTTAGTTACGATGAACCACAAAAAGAAGAATTTTGGGTTAAAATTAAAAACATGGTTCCTTGGGCACGTAGAGTTGACGGTGTTAAAGGTAGTGATGCAGCACATAAAGCTGCTGCTGAGGAATCTGACACTGAAAGATTTATATTAATTGATGGAGATAATCTTCCAGACTTTGATTTTTTTAATTTGACATTAGATTTTACGGATAAAGATGAAAGTTATCAACAAGCACAATATCGTTGGAGAGCTAGAAATATTATTAATGGATTGCAATATGGTAACGGTGGCATCAGTAGTTGGACTAAAACGTATGTAGAGAATATGAAAACTCATGAAGCTAGTGATGGTAATAATGTCACTACAGTTGATTTTTGTTTAGATTATACAAATGGACTGTATTGGAGTATGTATGATTGCTATAGCACAACATATCCTAATTACACACCATTTCAAGCTTGGAGAGCTGGCTTTCGTGAGGGCGTGAAGATGTGTTTGGTAAATGGAGAGAAACCTACAGTAGAAAAGTTCAAGCAAAGTGTTGCTAGTAGAAACTTAGATAATCTTACAGTTTGGCATAACGTGGGTGCGGATGTTGAGAACGGCAATTATGCAATATATGGTGCCCGTTTAGGCACTTACATGACTATGCTTACTGATTGGGATTACAATAAAGTTCAAGACTTTGATACATTTGTTGAATTATGGGAAACTTCTGCTAAAAATATTAATGAAGAAATAGGTGAAGCATTACAAAATAAATTGGGATTACCTATGTGTGTGCTTAGTGCAGAGCAAAGTAAATTTTTCAAAAGACATTATAACACTAGTAGACATAATTTAGGACCTTTAGTAAAAGAAATAGATGTAATTAGAAAATTAGAAGGTTGGTAACAGTAAATTAAATATAGAATTATTAAGGTAAACACATGGCAGACATAACACCCGGCAAACCAATTAGAACTTATAACAAAGATGGACAATGGAGAGATTGGTCAACTGATGAATTAGTGGGGCAAAAAGCAAATTATTTATATGGCTGGAAATGCGGCGCTGGTGTAGATAATTTGTATATTGATATGGATGGTTATGTTTGGACTGCTAGTTGTCGTGTGGGCGGACAATTAGGAAATGTATGGGAAGATTTTTCTGTTCCTGACAACTGGATAGATTGTAACAAGAAAACTTGTAGTTGTGGTGCCGATCTTTTCATACCTAAGATACAAAAAATAGAATTTAAAGATAAGTTAAGGTGT